TGTCATTGGCATTTCAGCGCCAACCATTCTTAAGAAGCCTGATAACGTTCTGTTTCCATAACGCTCTACTTCTTGTTCGTAAATTTCTGGTAAATATTGTTGCGCAAAATTTCCTCCAGCACCACCATCAAATGTTAGATAGTTGTTAGCTAAAGTTTGTTGTAATTGCGAAGGTACAATACTACCAAATTGTGGAGATAAACTCATAATTTGTTAATTTTAATTAGTTAAACCTTTTCGTTTTAATTTTTAATTTTGAAGAATCTGCACCAGAAATAGCTTTAACTTTCATTCCACCAATAAACACATCACCTTGAGATTTTCTACCTTCAGTATCNACTAGGTTTTTTGATTTGTTTACNACGTCTTTTACAGCATCAGCTTTTCCTTGCTCATAAAAATGAGCTGCAATTCTATCTACGTTTTCAGCAGCATAAATAGCCTTATGATAACCTGCGTGATCATTAATATTACCGTCATTGTCAAGGAACTTCCCTACAAGGTTATTAATGTTTGATTGGTTTTCAGCAACTTTATCACGATTAACAATATTATACTTAAATTTTTTATCCCCCACATTAATATCAAAACCTTTGAAATCGTTATTGAATAATTCTTTAGTTTTTTGTTTAAATAATTCGTGTTGTTTTTCAGCTACTTCTTGTTGCTTGTTATAGCGATTGAAAAAATCCATTGCTTTTTGTTGATCTTGAGTTACGCCGGGTCTCAACTTGATTTCCTCGTAATATTTAATCTTAAGATCTTCTAAATAGTTTTTGGCTTTTGCAACCTCTTCTTTTTTAGCGAGTTTTTTTCTTTTGACTTCTCGCTCTTCGTCAATATCGGTATCATAATCGAATTTTTCTTCCATTATGAAATTAATTTCTTCTAAATCTAAGTGTGGTTTAGATTTTTTATAATACTCTTTCAACAATATAGTTTCATCTACGTTTGTATAGTCAGCATTTAATCTAGTATAATCTTCTATAGTACCACCAGTTTCTTCCATGAAGTTTACAAGTTTTTCAATGTTTTCAGGTAATGGTTTACCTAAAACTTTTTCATCTCTTATAGCTTCTTTAACTTCAGCTTCAACTTCTTTAACTTCTTCTTCTGTTACTTCTTGGATCGGAGAAAACCCTTCAGTAGTCTCGTTGGACTCTTGTACAGGTTCTCCCACCGCTGTGCTATCTCCGGATGGTTCTTCCACAGATACCTCCTTTGTTTCTCCGATTTGAATGGCATCTTCTTTTTCTTCTTGTTTTGGAATTACTACTTTTTTAATCTCTGGTTCTAATTCAACCAAAGGTTCTTTTGGATTAACACTTACTTTAGTAATATTATCCTTAGTTTCGTTTAATTTTTTAGGTGTTTTCTTTTTAGTTTTTAACTTAAATTCACCTTCTTGCTTGACCTCAACGGCCGCTTGTTTTTCTGACATAATATAATATAATTAAATAATTAAATAAATCTATAAACCTGGTTCTATTGGTCCACCAGAACCTTCTAGTTCAAAGTTTATAGGATCGCTATCATTTTTCCTTTGCGAAATCATTTTACTTTGTTGCGTACCTTCTATTTTTATACGCTTGTCTTTTGCAGCTTCTTTTTTGTTATTGTTTTGAGCTGCTGTATCAGCTTGTAATCTAGCTATTTGCATATCAAACTCATGTTGCATTTGCATTTTTTGCATATCAAGTTGAGCTTGATTATTCATTTTTTGTATTTCCATTTGTGTTCTAGCTTGTTCGTATTGAACTTTAGAGCCACTAATAGCTTCTTGTTTTTGAACCTCGTTCATTGCTATTTTTTCATTAGCTTCAGCTTGAGATTCTGCTTGAGCTCTAATATTAGCCTGAGCGTTTTCTTGGTCTTTAATAGCTTTTTGCTTACGCTTTACTTTAAGTAATTGATTAGCTAATTTAAGATTTTTTATTTGCCTCAAATCAATAGCATCTTCAAGATTAATACCACCAGCCTGTAGAGCAACTTGAATATTTTGTTCTAGCTGAGCTTTTTCTTCATCATCTGGCTCCAATTCTAAAAATATACCAAAGTCATGTAAATTCAAATTAACAATTTCTTTTAGTGTATTGACGTTGTAATTACTAATAGAGTTGGTTAAAGACTCAGCTGTTAATGGAAATTCTAACGCGTCAGCTATTTTTAACGCAATATTTTCTGCAGTTCTAAGGGTTAAATAAGAACCAGCTTGCTTAATGTGTCTTGTTGCAACATTAGATGCATTAGCAGCCATCTTTTGCAACCCTACAAGCGTTTGTTTATCTGGTGTACTACCATCTCTAGCTTCATTAAGTCCGGTTACATCGCGTATCATTTGTAAATAATACTGATAAGTATTTATAAGGCTTTGTATTTTACCTTGACCTGAACTAGAATTTAATTCTTGAATAGGTACTTTACCAGGATTCATATCACCATCTTGCGTAAGTGATCTACCTACAATAGAACCAGTTTGAAAATACATGTTTAATGCTTCAGCTGGATTATAATTTGTTCCATTACCTAAATCGACTTCTGCTAAACCGTCCATATCTAAATAAACACCATCTGGTACTATTCTAGACATTACTTGTTGTAGTTTTAAATGAGTAAGTTGAATCATGTCAGCAAAACCAATACATTTGCTAACTAAAGATTCTATTCTGCCTTTATATATTCTTGGCGCACAAATTGAGTAATTCATTTTTACTTTAGTGGTATCAGCGTAAGGTCTTGACATATTTTCAGCAAGCTCCCATTTAAGCATTGTATCTGTACCTAATACTTTTGCTCCGCTATATAATACTTCTATAGATCTTGATACTTTTTCAAAATTATCGTTTTCAACTGGATTAAAAGTGTCATCTTTTTCTATGGCTTTAAGTAAACCTTGATCAGTTTTTTTAATTTTGAATACTTGATTATGATATGTTTTATAATCAAAATAAAGAACTTGAACAGTATTACTATTATAATCACCCCAACCAGTAATATAAGATCTATTACCGGGCATATTTTGTATACGTTCTAATTCTTTATCCGTTATATCTGGAAACTCTTTTTTAAGCTCCGGTATTGTTACAGCTTTTAATTCACCTACATAATATACATCTTCAAAATTAGGATCTTCTGTGTAAGAATATACCATATAAGCAGGATCTACGTAATCAACAGTTATACCGTTAGCTGTGTTAAAATTTGTCTTACAAGCAGCAATACCTAAAACTGTTAAATCCATATTAAGCCTACGTCTTGTTAATTGATACTTGTTTTGAGCTAAAACACTAGATATAGCTTCTTCTTCAGCTATTTCTAATGATTGCTTGTAGCTTAATTGCATGTGTAACTCTAACTCTTCTTCTGATTCTGGTAATAATTCTGGATTAGGTACTTGATGTAAATCAATTCCAAGAGTATTTTTTAAGTTATCTAAATANTCTTTAGCTAACATGTCTTCATATATCTTAGAAGCGTATTCAGTTCTTTTCTTTATTGACTCAGGATCTTGAGCATAAGCTTTTATATCATAGGNTCTTTCAGATATACCATTAACCACTATATCTACAAACTTAGATAATATAGGAACAGGTTTCCAGTCTAAATTAAGATATGATAAATCACCATTAATAGATAATTCATCTTTGTATTTTTGTATTGACTGCTCACCTCTAGCATATAATCTTAGTTGGTGAAAATTATTCCAAGCAGTTAAATACCTATTACCTGTAGTTCTACCTTGAGAAAACCACTCGTGTTCTATAGCTTGTGCTACTTGTCTACCATATTCAATACTGGCTTTTTCAGCATCACTCACTACTTGACTAGGGAAATCACTTCTGGTATTAGTATATATATTCATTAATTTAAAATTTTTGATACAGTTCCTTTGTTGTCGTATTTTTTTATACCTAAATCAACTGGTTTTAATTTTCTTTTATTTACAGGTGTATACCTGTGCTTATTACAAGCCATTAAAGCTAAACCCGAACTAATAGAAGCATCGTGTGTTGTTCTATTATTGATGTTGAATTTTGACCAGTCTTCTAATGTACGTTGAAAATACATATCACCATAACCAGTTTCTTTTAAACCTACAAAATGTTCTATGTAAGTTTCTATAGCAGACGCGTGTGCTTGTTTAATGTCTTCACTTGAATTAGGTATACCACCTATTTCTTTTTCTGTAACAGATAATTTATTTCTTTTTTTATCTGGTCTATTCATAGCAAAACCTCTATAACCTCTACGTTTAAAATAATAAAGTAGTCTTGGTTTATTGTTTTCTGCTAGAATTGGCATACCATAAAATACGCAAGCCATAAGTACATCTTCAAAAAATATTTCAGCTGTTTGTGGTCTAGCTATATATTCTAAGAAAAAATGATTTGGTGGAACNTCTTCCATGCTAAANTTTGTTAANCCATGTAAAGCGCCATTAGAACCTCTNTTATCTACAGTTCCTGATATATCATATGGATCGCATCCAAAAGCACCACAATGCTCGTTACCTGGGTAATTAACTCCATTTTTTAAAAATCTTTTATTTTGTAGTTCAAAAGGTGGAACCCAAGTAACTAAAAATCTACCATTTTTATTTGGCACAAATATAACTCTAGTGTCTTGATGTCCGTTTTCCCATTGAAAACTTCCTTGTACTACACTTATAGAATTTTTTACATCTTCATTGTAATCTATTTGTTGATATATTTTTGTTAGATTAAATAATGATTGTTTAGATTCATCTCTAAAAGCGTGTTTAGTTGTTCTTGGAAATTGTCTATAAAATTCATTTAAACCATCTTGGTCATCTTTTAAACCTTCTACTTCATTATTCCAATATTCTATTACGCCTAGTTTTATTTTTTCCCCATGCGGTCCCTCAGTATGTTTCTTTGGCGTGTCGAAGACAGGTAACCCATAAGAATCAATGTATCCTTCGTAGTTCCATTCCATAGGTATGAACAAAGAATATAATCCTGAGCGAGTCTGTCCGTTGCTGTTCCTTTTTGTAACATCTGAGTCGTCATAAAGTTTTTTAAAGTTTCTACCACCTTTGTCTAAAGAGTTTGATGTTGAACCCATCATACACTTTCCAATAACTCTACTACCTAATCTTAGTGTGGTTTTCGTAACCCTCCAGTTGTTGAGGATGTTGTTCGGCTTCTCCCACTTCCCCGATTCATCATGGACGAGGAGTTTAAGTTTCTCTCCATCGTAGGAGTTGTCACCCGTGTTCTTCCAATCGATGGTCGTGTCAAGTCCCTGTAATTCGTCCTGTAAGGTTTCGTCGTTGGTCGCGGTAAGTTTTCTACGGGTGAACTTACTGGCTGGGACACGGTAGGCAAGCTCGGTCTTTGGACGGTCCATTCCGTCCTGGGTCGGCTTGAAAAAGAAGGGGTAATTAACCGATATGGGTACCACCTTATCTGTGAACATCTTCTTAGCATCAGGACCGGACTTTGATAATATACCATATCTAGAGTCAGAGGATATGGTTGCCAAGTTAACCACCTCTCCTGAGGCCATAAAGGAAAACCCAGAACGTCTGTTCTTAAGGTAGCACAATCCGTAAGACCGTACATCGGCCTTACAAGCTTCCCAGAAAATGTAGAATAATCTATTCGACTCCCGAAAGTCTGGTGCCCCGACATCAATTTTACTCCACTGCAAGTACATGTAATGAGTACCAGTAATGTAAGTAGGAATGCTTTTGTTATAAAACCAAAAACCTTCTTCCCTACGGTTAAACTCATTATCGATGTAATCATACCACTTGTCTTTAAAATCTTGTGGATATTGTCTCCAATCAAATGTAGATTTAATTCTACTTAATGCTTTTGGATATTCAAATTGATTCCACTTGTTGTTATTAAACTTATGTACGGTTTCTTCTTCTGGTAAAGCTATTTTAAGATTTTGTATTTCATATATCTCACCTATTTTACCAGTTCTACTTATAACTATAATATCATGTTCTTCGTTATAACCGTACTCCCATTTTTTATACCTATTCATTCGTTTAAGAACTTTAGGTTTAATATGGTCTTTTAATATTTTATATAAATCTTGTTGATACATTACTTAGATCTTCCTTCTGCAAAGCCTTTAAAAGTGTTTTGCTTTTTAACTTCTTTTGGTTTATCTTCTAACATATCTTGCTCTTCTTGTATTCTATTTAATATTTCGAAAGCATCAAATATTGCTAATTTTTTTGTTGCTGCTGCATTTTTTAATCTATCAGCAGATATATCGTCATCTGAATCTACAATAGGTTCTTTAGCTACCTTAATTAATTCTTCAACTGCTACTCGCCCAGCTTGGATTATATTCTTCTTCGTTTCCTTGGTACTCATACTTAATTACAATATCATTTGATTTCATACAATATAGTCGTTTATTATCGACTAAAAATTCCCATTCACTGTTAGGTGTAAAACCAATCAGATCACCTGGGTTAATATTAAGCGCTTCTAAGAACTTNTTACCATATTTAAGTATACCAATAAGGCTTGCTTCTTTATTAAGCGTTAAATCTTCAGTATTTTTTATAGGTGTTACAAAGCATCTGTCATTTATAGCGTGCCAACCATTATTGTTTTTGTATAAATAAATTTGATCTACAGCGCAAAAATATAAATCATCTTTAAACCAAGATCTGCTTTTTTTCTTTTCACCTTTCATGTCGTAAAAAGTTCTAAATACATTTTGGTGTATAATTACTATATCACCTTTTTTTATAGGAGTGGAAAAAGCGGCTGGAGTCTCTAAAACTCTAGCCACTCTGTTAACAAATTTCCAATTTTCTATTTTAGTGTTTACAACTAGTTTTTTATCACCAACACTTACAGTATTACTGTATTTATCGCCTAATGGTTCAACGATAAAATCATATAAACTTTTCATTAATACTCTAAATCATACTCAACTGATATAGCCATATGAGAATTAAACTTTTTCCATGGCAATACTTCGTTGTTTTTCTTTATATGTATATTATAAGAATTATCTGAATCTTCAAAAAGTATGTGTGATATTTCGTGACCACCGTAAACCTGTTGACCTATAGAATAATGCATGGCATCGTTTTTATAGTCAGATCCAATACTAATCTTCCTAATATTACTCGCCATCAGTTTTTTCTATATCTGTATAACTTCCGTCCTTTAAGTCAATATTAATTTTTCCATATTTAGCCTCTAATTCTTTTTTAGTAGCTTCAATTTCATTACTAATTTCTTTTACTTTAGTATGTAGACTTAATTTTTGTACATCTAATACACCAATGTTGGTAAGAACTTCTGATAATCTTTGTTGTTGCTCTGTTACTTTAGAAAGTTCTACTTCTTCAATTTTTTTAATTTCTTCACTCATAATTTTATTTGATTTAATTTAATTGTTTTATATTTATATAGTTACACCTGTTTTAGTAAATCTACTATTCAGGTAGATCTTCATATCCATCTGCATAATCCGCAGGCAAATACGATTCCATACCACTTACTTGCTCAGCGCTACATTCGTCTTTGTAAAAGTCGTTAGATAGTAACCAAAGAAAGTGATCTTTAAGACATTGCAGCTGCTCTGCTGAAGTTTCTGAATCTGCAGCTTCTGCCAATTGACCATCTACTTGACCTACAATAACTGCTTTGTGACTGTCTGGTGTGTTTTCTGATGTTATTACGTTTTTGTACATTTTAATTATTTTCTAAAGTTTGTATTCTAGTTTCTAACTGTTCTATTTTTGTTACTGCTTCTTTTAGTGCAGCCGTAAGTAATGGTACTATTTTTGACTGATCAATACCTTGATAAACTGGCTTACCATCTTTATCCACAGCATCTTTATCTCCACCCACACATTCTGGAATTACAGCTTGTGCTTCGTGAGCTATAAATCCGTCCAGAGTTTTTGGATTTGGATCTAATTTATTACCGTTTTCATCTACAGGAGATATAAAATTAAACCTACAAGGTTTTAAAGATTTTAATCTGCTTATACCATCGTTTATTTCTACAATATTTTCTTTTAATCTATAATCTGAAGACGTATTATATTGTACGGAGTATTGATTAATAGCTATATAACCTCTTTCAGAAGTTGAAGCTTGGTAAAATCCAACAACTTTTTGAAGAGTATTTGCAGAGACAGCAGTAGTTCTTAATCTAAGTTGAACAGAATCAGTACCGTTTGTAGCGCTTAAAATATCTAATGCAGATCCAGGAGTAGTAGCATCTAGTAATCCAACATTACCTTTTATAACAGTTGTTGTTGTACTGCTATTACCTAAAA